TCAATGATCCATCAGCGCTTGACAAGCTTATCAATCAATCGCAAAGTCTCGTAAAATTAATCGAAGAACGCGACTTCAAAAGAGCAGCGGAAACATTTGAGGAGATGCAATCAGGTAGCACCGGAAGAGCAGCTGCCCCCAAAGGAAGAAAGACTGATTTTGGCGCCACGCTTGATAAGGTCAGAAAACAAGGGGATGAGATGATAAAAGATGTCACAAATGCGCTCGAAAAAATGGGCTTAGTAAGCAATGTTACAGTTGTGATGGATGGTACCGCCGTCGCATCAACTTCTGTTAGCTCAGATCTGGCCATAAACAAAAAAGCCCGCCTCGCGGCAGGGGAAATAGTATAGTAACATGATAGTGAGGGATAATAACATATGATATCATTTCATAACATAGCAAAAGGAAGCGACTGCATGGTAAAGTTCTTCAGCGTTGCCACAGGCCTGAGAGTGGAGTTTCCTGCCTTTATAACAAACTTCTCAGACACATACAGCGTTGGTTGGTCAGGAGAGCCTCTGTACGGCCGCATGGATCCCGTGCAGGTGTACCAAGGCACAACGAGAACTATCTCATTGGCTTTTGACGTCGTGTCTCCAGACATTGAGATGGCAAAACAAAACATGCTAAACTACAGTCGACTGACACAAATGTTATATCCTGTCTACAGTGAACCACTAGCAGGCAATATGGGTAAGGGAAGAACATTGAAAGCTCCACCACTACTTCGACTTGAATTTATGAACCTCGTCCAGAACAATTCGGAATTCAACCAGGAAAAAGGTTTATTAGGGTGCATCAGCGGCGTTGGCTTCGAACCAAACAGAGATGCAGGATTCTTCTCAGAGGGAAATGAACTTCTAGCCAAGCATTTCAACATCAGCTTTAACTTCGAACCCCAGCACGAGTCTGAGCTAGGCTTTGAGAGAAATGAATTTCTGAACGAGAACTTTCCCTATGGAAGATCCACAAACACTCTCTCTTCAGGTCAGATACCTGGTACCAACGCAGACGTTGCAGCATTGAGGGCGAACTCTATTACAGGAGGAGACGATTAATGTTAGATAGAAACGAGCAGAGGGAAATACTCATAAACGAAAACAAGCTCTACAAGAAGATGCTCAAAGACCGCGGCCTCAACCGTTTTCGTCATTATTCTAAAATGAAACTGAACAGTATGTCACCCTCAGACATGAAAGACATTACAATTGCGGACCACATATACAAAACCGGTGACAGTCTAAGTAAGTTGTCACATAAGTACTACGGAGACGTGAGATACTGGTGGATCATCGCATGGTTTAATAAGAAGCCTATTGACAATCTTTATAGTGTAGGAGATACTGTACATATTCCTTTACCATTGGAAGAAGCAATGTACTACGTGAACAAAGATGGCTAAAAAGAAACCTACAAGAAGATTTAACAATCAATCTTACCTTATGTACCACTTGTTTGTAAAAAACAAAAGAAAAGGCGGACATAACAGCAAGAGTAACATAAGACAATCAAAGCTTAAAGATTCTATAAATGTGTATAAGATATCAGGCGATTATACTCCTGTAACCTTTATATCAAAACTGAACAGGTCTAAGAAGCTAAATGTTTACAAGCATATACTAGATCTTGAAACCTATAAAATGTCAAGCTTGATTCCAGATATAAGCTTTTACAGAGTTAGAGATGAGTTTTATGAGCCTTTTTATTTCCCAGTATCTTCAGAACTGGTTACAACAGAATCTCTTCTAGCGCCTGGCTCAGGAGTAGGCGGAGTAGGGATAAAGTCATTCAGTGCGAATTTCACTGGAAACAATCCTTTCTCGTTCGATAAGCAGATATCTTGCACTTTGGAAATATACGTAGACAACTTGGAGAACATTTTCAAAGAACCACCCCCCGGCTACGCAAAATTAGCAGACCTTTTTACGATATCCAGGAGAGGGTACGTGTCGATGAGGGATGGCCTTTCCCAGGAAGTCTCTTCCGAGAAGATCTATCGGCCATCAAATTATGAGATATCTGCAAGGATGGGGTACTCTGTGTCTCCGCACACAAACTTGCTGACCCCGGAGGAGAAAACGGCGATACAAAACACGGGCCTTTCTATGAGGTTGACACTCAATGACCACACAATCAACGTACAACAAGACGGAACCGCAGTGATAAGTATAAGCTATACGGGAAGGCTTGAGGGTATATTGAAAGACGGCTCTTTGAGTTTGTTGAAGGATCCCGAAGATTTGGTCTTGATGGCAGGCTACCTTGCAGAAGATGAAGCTAGTAAAAAAGTTGATGATATGTCCGCGGAAGAGAAGAAGGCCGTCGAAACCCGACAGAGAACAGAAACAAAGAATAGAATGAGAAAATACTTTGCTTATCTATCTCACATAAATGTTGATTCCGCACAGGACAGGCTTCACAGAATAGGGATCTCAGGCCTGGATATACAAGCATACAAGAATTATGGTTCTTCAGAGGCAGAAGAAGCTTCCCTTGAAAAGAATTTTCAAAAAGACCTAGATCTCTTCAGCGAGGACGAAGAATTCCAGAAGGTTATCAGAGAAGACCAAGACGATCGTCGATATGCCGCCAACTCTGATTCAAAAGACATACATTATGTTTTTGTTGGAGATATGCTTGAATCAATGGCTTATAACGTGAGAAACAATATCGCGGAGGCTATAACCAGAGCAGAGAAGAAGCAGTCATCAGAAGGAAAGGACATGTCTAAATCTATTGAAGCGCTTCAGAAGTCAGCAAGCATGTTGAAAAACATAAAGATACTGCTGGGAGAGATACCGATAAGGATTTCTAAGACAGAAGTTCGAAAGATAAACTTAGCCGACGTACCAGTATCAATGGAGATTTTCACCAAATATTTCTTTGATGAAATAGAGCAACAGAGCAAGACTACGCTTTCTGTGAAGAAATTCTTAGATGACATAGCGACTAGGATAATAAGAAAGGCGCTGTCCGGCCACAACGATGTTGAATCTCCATTTCTGGCGTCCAACATTCAGATCAGAACACTGAACATCACAGGGCCAAACGCCAAGAAGTTGTCAGACTCCAAAGTTGAGGTTGATATTGACGATCTTCCGGACTTCATAAAGAGGACGTCTCCAAAGAGGAGAACAGACGAGACTGAATACTACATAATATATGCAGAAACAACTGAGTCAGACACTTCAGGCCTCGCAGGAGACCTTAGAGAAGATATCAAGAATGGTATATACCACTTTCATGTTGGAAAGAACAGGGGCATGCTAAAATCAATAGGATTCAGCAAACTGGACGTCAAGGGAAGGAAGGAGGCTCTGATGTTAGAGTCGGTATCTCTGTATGATGAATTAAAGATGCCATACACAGCTCGGATATCAATGTTCGGAAATGGATTGTTTCTACCGGGTGCAATGGTTTATGTGAACCCTTCTAGTATCGGTTTTGGAGATCCTAGGAATAAGAGGTCAGCAGCCTCCCGTCTCGGTCTAGGTGGCTACTATCAAATATTGTCAGTAAATACTTCGTTTGATGGCTCCGCCTTAACAACCGACATTGAGACGTCATATACTTCCTGGGCGGATAATGATTCCAGCCTACTGTCTGAGCTGACGCCAATTTCAGAACAAAAAGTGGACCAAGTTCCGCAGAGAGCAACGAACACAGATGTCGAGAACAACCAGCCACCACTTTCATCGTTTGAAAAGGTCAGCGATTTTCAAACTTTACTTGCTTCAGACCTATTGACAAAATCAGAGAAAGATGCTATAGTACAACTTGAGCTTGGAGCAAAGCCGGTACCAGAAGACCCTATAATTAGAGAGCCTCAAGCCGCCGGAACCAGGGGATACGTAACTCAGCGAGCATCCGCAAACGTTCGAGTCGAGATAACGGATGACAATCAGATCAGCATAACGAGGGCAAGGATGTGACGTTTACTTTTAGAGCAAAAAATGGACAAACCTCTAGACAAAGTTTTGAAGAGAGGAAGAGATACAAGCAAAGAATAAACAATCCAGATGTAGATTTTATAGACACTTGGTACGAGAGCCCCAATTATGGCCTGTACAACGAACATTTCGAGCCTGTAATTTTATTATCAGATGACGACCAGACTACTAGCTCCCAGTTCGGTGATTATGCAGCCCCTGAGAACAGGGCTGCTAACTTCGTGGTCAAAGCCTTTAATATATTTCGAGATTCATACAACGACATATCTGAGAATACGGCAATACCATACCCCCGTTTCATCGAGGGACTCATTCCAAAGAAGTCTTACGTAGATTTCGATGCAGCTTATCGGGATTACATCTTGGAAACGTCAACCATCTTATTAAGAAGAGTAACAGAGCAAGAGTCGAAAATTAGAAATTTTGAAGATTTCCAGACGGTTCTCAAGAGCATCCTGGCTTTGGAGGTAAAGGACCGGCCTCTTTCTCGCAGCGGCTTCCTGCTATCAGGCAAATGTCCGATCAACGTATCAGGTCTCTGCGTCGAGTTGTCTAATCTGCCGTATGATATCGATTTACAGAAAGGGCAAATGATACAGTCTAGAGAATTCTTGTGCTATGCAGACCTAGCTAAGCAAGCGGGATTCTATATAGACAAGAACGCCCCATGGAGACTTGTGGCGAATCTTGAATCCCCAGTTATGAGATCTCTAATAAAAGAGTACCAGCAAAACACTACAGTGGAAAACACGTTATCTAGAGTCTTCAGAGTCAAGACTCAATATGACGACTACGAGGCCATACGAAGCGTAATGACAGGTATATACAACCAGTTTCTGTCAGATAACCCAATGTATACCTACGTATCGAGATCTAAAGGTAGAGACGTAAAAACGAAAGGCCTGCGAGAAAGGATAGGAAACTACGTTGATGCAGAGAAATGGCTGTCCCTGCTTTTAGAAGTGAGAATGCTCGAACTAGGAATGGATATGGAACTTTTTGAAAAAAATAAGAGAGAAGTACTTGACACACACACACTTTATAGTGTAAGATACGGTAATGGACTAAAACCAGGACTAGGAAAGATAGCTTCTTTCTGTTCGGCTCACCTTGAGAAGGTTTATAACGCCCGAGGCCAAATAAACAGTTACAAGCCGACAACACTAAAGGATTATCGTTGATTTTACAGACATTAGATATAAAAGACAACTGCAAAGGCATCTTTCACAGAGGTGCTTTTCTATTTGAGGGCGTAGAAGAAACGGCAAACCGCTATTTTCTTGCTTGGAAACACTCACCCATGCTTGAGGACGAGAACTTTCGCTATCTCTTCCTTTCCCTGAAGGACGACGACCTCTCGACCTACTCAATCGACCCTGAGCTGTACGAAGAGTACAAAAAGAAGATGCTGGCCCAAGGTAAAGCCGCCGCGACAGCAAAAATAGACCTAACAGAAGAGTGTTTCTTTGATTTGCTTCCCGAACACCAACTAACCAAGTGGTTCAAGATGAGAGAGCAGGCACTACACTCTCTCCACAAGGCAACCAAGCGCGAGGACGATTATGACATCCTTCACAAGGCACATGTCCTGACGGCTGAGATTGGACGCCAAGACCTGATGTTCGAAGGCAAGAAAGGCAGAGTTCAATACAACATCTTTGGCTCGGCAACAGGAAGACTAACCACCAAGAAGGGTTCAGTACCCATTATGACCCTAAAGAAGGAAGAGAGGTATAAAATAACCCCTCAGAACGATGCTTTCGTGGAGCTAGACCTAAACGCGGCAGAAGTAAGAACGCTAATGGCTCTATCAGGTCGAGAACAGCCACAGGAGGACATTCACGCATGGGTGACAGAGAATGTGTTCAATGGAGAGATAGAGCGCTCAAAAGCGAAGGTAGAGTTGTTTGCGTGGTTGTATAATCCTTCGAGTTCCGAAAGTCGATTTGACGAATTTTTTTCGCGGCAAATTTTTCGAGATTTTTTTGCGGCAGAGGACCAGGTGCTTACAACGCCATTTGGCAGAAGACTTGCCGTGGACGAAAGAAAAGCACAAAACTACTTGCTTCAATCGACGACTTCTGATATAGTTATACAAAACGCATACAAGATTATGAAGATGCTAAAGGGCAAAAAAAGCCAAATAGCGTTTACACTGCACGATTCGATTATTATTGACATGTGCAAAAAAGATGCTATAATGTTAAAAGAGATAAAAGAGCAATTCGAGGAAACACCTTGGGGCCCTTTTATGAGTACTTGCAAGATCGGCAAAACATTCGGCGATCTAAAGGATTTAGCAATTTGAAGACAATATTGGGTATAGGAACGGCAGGCAGTAATGTTGTAAGACAGCTTGGCGAGTACAAAACGTATAAACCGTATACGATATGCACCGAGAACCAAAAAACAACGAAATACCACTTCAATCTACCCGAACTCGACGGCCCTGAAGAGTACGAATCAATGGATATGAAGAAGCTAGAGAAATGGCTGGGAACAATCGAAAAAAGTTGCACCGTATTTCTTTGCGGAGCATCTGATTCATCGGGCATCACTTTACGTGCACTTCACTCTCTACACAAAAGAGGTGTGAAAATGGATATTGTATACTTTATGCCTGAAACAGAGGTACTTTCTGAGATGAAAATTCTCGCCGAAAGAGCTACGATGGGCATTTTGCAAAATTATGCCCGAAGTGGCTTGTTTGGTAAGATATGCCTTGTATCTAATGTTGAGCTGGAAAAGGTCGCAGGTTCAACAAACGTGTTCGACTACTATGACCAAATAAACCGTGTATTTACAAGTAGTTACTACATGATGGACGTTTTTCGGAACACGAAACCTGTGACTTCAACCTTTTCCAGGCCGAAGCCGAGTTGTAGAGTGACCACTATCGCCTTGGGATCATTAGACAATCAAGAAAAGCTACTTTTTCCTTTCAAACAGGAGGTAGAAGTGGTATACTATTTTGGTATCAACGAAGAAAAACTTAGAACGGAAGAAAACTTGTTTAGAACAATCACAAACAAAGTAAAAGCAAGAATCACAGAAGAAACAAAGGTCTCATTCGGGATCTATCCAACACAATATGAGGATGACTACATTTACGTAGAATACTTTTCTCCAAAAATTCAACAAATAGTTGTTGACACAGACAACAAAATCTGATATTATATAAACAGTTGGTCAGGAGATTTGCTGACCTGCTATAGCCAAACGTGCAAAAAAAACAACATACCATAGGAGGTAATAACAATGGCACTTAATTTAGACGCTATGAAAGCGAAACTCGATAAACTTAACGGAAAGGGAGACGGAAAGAAAAACTTCTGGCGCCCAGAGGACGGAGAAAGCAATATCCGTATCGTTTCCACGAAGGACGGCGACCCGTTCAAGGAAAAGTTTTTTCACTACGGTGTTGGTGGTCAATCTTTTCTCTGCCCAAAGCGCAACTTTGGGGATGACTGCCCAACCTGCAACTTCGCCAACAAGCTTTGGAACGAAGGTACAGAGGACAGTAAAAAGCAAGCAAAGGAGATGTTTGCAAAGCAACGTTTCTTTTCCCCGGTATTGGTCCGCGGCGAAGAAGCAGAAGGCATTCGAGTTTGGGGATACGGAAAGATGGCTTATGAAAAGCTTCTTACAATCGTCCTTGACCCTGACTATGGTGATATCACAGACCCTGAGAACGGTAACGACCTGAAGTTGATGTACGGCAAGCTGCCTGGTGCAAGTTTCCCCCGCACCGACATTCGACCTCGGCCTCGAAAGACTGCTCTCTGTGATGATGCTGTTGGTGGAGATGACCGATGCGCAGAGCTTTTGGAAACCATTCCAAACTTTGATGAAATCTTTGAGCGTAAGACAACTGAAGAAGTTCAGTCTATTATGGACCAGTTCCTTTCGGGTGACACTGGAAACTCAGAGGTAGAGAAGTTTGGTGGCAACACCGCAACTACCACGTCTTCGGACTCGGTGGAGAATGCATTCAACGACCTGTTGAGTCAATAAGATTACAGCGCAGGAGGGCCCGGCTTACAGGGGCCCTTTGTATAATAATGAGGGAGTTACGAAGCTAACCATAGGCCACTGATTTCTAATGATGAATGATTGGATCCCAAGATACCATTGAAAGGATAAAACATTATGAATACAAACACAATAAAGCTCAATTTGAGCAAAAATTCAACAGTGGCTAAAATACCACTAAACAACAAGGGGGTTATGCAATATATTTTTTGCATTGATGCCCTCAACCCCGGAGATCTATCGAAAATTCCGAAGAGCAAATCTCAACCGAGAGATTTGGATGTAAACTCTCCAAAGATTGTCGCGATTAGACATTCTTTGCGTGAAAAGCAAGGACTTTCTGTGAAAAGCGGAGGGATGGAAATAACTATCGATCCATCTTCTTTCGAATACAACGAAAAGGAAGGGTGGGTAAAATTTACTTGTTCAACCTTGTTTAGCGGCACATGGGATGGTCAGCATACCACTGCAGCAATTTTGCAAGAAATCTCAGACATCTTGCAAGGAGTGTCTAAGATAGGTTTTCAGTTCCAGTCCTGTAGAATGGTTCTGACGGAGGACTCGTTCTTTAAAGATTTGAACGAGAGAAGAGAGGTTGCAACGGCGATTAATGCTCGAACGCCTCAAGAAATCCGTTCCGAGCATAACGTTAGAGGAGATTTTGATAACTTGAAAACCAATTTGGTTAAAGCCGCTGGGAACATCGGTTTCAAGCAGCATGAGAAATATTCTCAAACACTTGAGGTGATACCAGCTAACTCTAGCATCACCGAGGTCACAGCGCTTTTGGCTCAGTATCTTGGACTCAACTCATATGACGGACAGGATCCTGAATACGCGAACAAGGCTAGAAGAAAGGGCGCAAGAATTGTAACTGATTTTTGGCCCGCCAAAGGAGCGCACCGAGAAGTTGCAAACCAACTTGTCAGCATTGCTGACACAACTTTGGAGATTTGTGATTATGTTCAATCCTCTTGGGCTACTATTCCTGGTTTTGATTCTAAGCGGGTATTGAGAAAGCATTCGAAGGCGAGGTTCACCAAGCCTGTGAATATGAAGGATTCTGAAAGGTATATTTATCACAGATTCACGATGCCACCACTGACTGAGGTAGATGGCAACATCACCGAGATGCTACAGGTCAAAAGCGCAATTTTGGAAGATTTTCTCCCTGTTGTTTTACGTGCCATACTTAACTGCGTAGTCAAGGTTGATAATGGCTATTGCGAAAATGGAGGGCCCTTGTTTTCCCTTAATATTGCCCTCTCGGAGGTCAAGAAATTTTGGGACTTTGCGAAAGCAGACGTATTGGGGGAGTTTGAGCAAATTTTCCAAAAAGAATTTGCAGCCGCAAACTACAGAACCTTCATTATTGTGGAGAATCAAGCGATCTGGAATAAAATCAATCAAAAGGTATCTGACCTTTATACCAAGTATCAGCTTTTTTCTGTGAAGACTGCAATGGAGGCGATTGAAATAGCAAATGGCTAAGGTTTCCAAACTAAAAAAGGGTGCTTTAGATATTGCCTCTATCCGAGGCATTATCAATAAGAAAGCTGGTAGAGAGGTTGCTCATTCACTTCAGGACAACAACCCAACAGAAGTGAATGAGTGGATTCCTACTGGTTCGAAATGGCTCGATGCCATTATTTGCAAGGGCAGACACGCTGGTATTCCTGTGGGTAAAATCTCAGAGATTGCTGGCCTTCCTGGTACTGGTAAGTCATTTTTGGCTGCCCAGATTGCTGGGAACGCTCAAAAGATGGGTATTGATGTGGTATACTTTGATTCAGAGTCTGCCATTGATCCTTCTTTTATGGAGCGAGCAGGTTGCGACTTAGACAGGCTTATGTATGTCCAAGCAGCGTCTGTTGAGTTTGTCCTGGAAACCATCGAAGAACTGCTAGCTACTGGTAACAAGTGGCTTTTCATTTGGGATTCTTTGGCTCTTACTCCCTCGATTTCTGATATTGATGGCGACTTCAATCCTCAGTCCTCGATGGCGGTAAAGCCTAGAATCCTAGCCAAGGGAATGTCCAAACTAACTATCCCTATCGCTGATGCGAACGCTACCTTCCTAGTCCTCAATCAATTGAAGACTAACCTGGGAGCAAGAACACCAGCGCAGGCTATGACTGAACCATACACGACCCCAGGTGGAAAAGCTATGATTTATGCTTATTCGCTCCGTGTGTGGCTCACCGCAAGAAAAGCCAAAGCTAGTTTCATCGTTGATGACAATGGTTTCCGCATTGGATCTGAAGTAAAGGTAAAGCTGGAGAAGTCTCGTTTCGGGACCCACGGCCGAACCTGCAACTTCAAGATCCTGTGGGGAGATGATGCCGTTGGTGTCCAAGATGAAGAAAGTTGGTTCGATGCAATCCAAATCTCTGAAAGACTTGAACAGTCTGGTGCATGGTTTACGCTAATCCACAATGATGGGTCTAAGGAAAAGTTCCAGCGCAAACAGTGGGTCACTAAGCTTGAGAGTGAAAAATTCAGAGAAAGTGTCTTGACTATTATTGAAGAAGATGTTATTATGAAGTTCAAGAATAGAGAAGGCAACGCAGGCGACTTCTACGATCCGGATGAAACTCCGGCCGAAGATTAGCCACTACACAGCCCGCCTCTTCTGGCGGGCTTTTTTTATGGAGAAGAAGATGAATAGAGTAATGATTGTAGACGCATATAACCAGTTTATTAGAGGTTATATCGTAGACCCAAGTAAGAACCCCAATGGCGACCCTATCGGCGGCATCCGGACGTTTATCAACATCACAAACAAGCTGACTAGAGAGATCAAGCCAGACTTGGTAGTATTAGTATGGGACGGTAAGGGAGGCTCCCAAAAGCGGAGAGCAATGAACAAATCTTACAAGGGAGGCCGTAAGCCACCACGCACCAACTGGGGACAAGTGGGCATGAGTCCAGAGGAACTAACAGATAATAAAGTGTGGCAGCAAATGAGAGTGATTGAGTATTTCAATAACACTCCGATGATCCAGTTCATGGAGCCCCACGTAGAGGCAGACGACGTTATTTCTTACATAAAGAATACTCCTATGTTTGCAGAGTGGCAGAAGGTCATTGTCTCAGCAGATAAAGATTTTATTCAGTTATTAGATGATAAGACAATCCTGCACAGACCTATCCAGAAAGAGTATCTAAATAAGAACAGTGTAGTAGAGAAATTCAACATCCACCCCACGAATTTCGCTCTCGCAAGGGCTATCGTCGGGGACTCCTCAGACAACCTACCAGGAGTGCCTAGAGTGGGCCTGCCGACAGTAGCAAAGAAATTTCCTTTCCTAAAAGAGGAGAAGACGCACTACTTAGAGAGCATTCTGGCTGAATGCAGTAAGCCGGAAAATAATCAAAAAGTGTATACAAACATTTTAGAATCAAAGGAGTTAATAGAAAACAATTATGATATTATGCAATTATCCTCACCAATGTTGTCAATTCAAGCCAAACAAGGGATCGACGATACGTTTGAGCAATATAGCCCCCACTACAATCAAACGGAAATGAGAAAACTAATGATCCAAGACGGAGTTCTCACCGTAAGCACCCAAGACCTAGACCAGAGATTTAACAATATTATCTCTTCCTTTTCTCGGTAAAACCTGTTATACTGTATAAGTAACAAAGGATAAACATGGAACAAGATACAAGCTTCTCCAAATTTGGTAAGTCTTTTCAGGAAGACCTATGCCACATGATTTTGAACGACCGTCCATTTGCGGATCAAATGTTCGAAGTCTTAGACATTAACTTTTTGGAACTAAAGCATTTGAGAGTGTTTATCCAAAAGATACAGGATTACAGAAAAAGATATGGCGTACATCCGACCTCTAAAATTATGCTATCCATCATCCGAACAGGACTAGATGGTGAGCCAGAGTCAGTAAAGACTAGAATCAGGGATTATTACGCAAGAGTTCTGGCCAGCGGTACCGAGCCTGATTCAGTTGAGTACATCAAGGACACTTCCCTCGACTTCTGCAAGAAACAGAAGCTAAAAGGCGCTTTGATAAAGTCGGTTGAACTAATTAAGTCGTCTTCCTTTGACGAGGTGTCGAAAGTTATCGACGACGCTCTCAAGTTGGGATCAGACAACACGATGGGTTATGACTATCTTGCAGACTTCGAAGCGAGATTTGTAAAGAAAGCAAGAGACCCAGTAACAACAGGATGGGCAGATATTGATGACATTTCTAAGGGAGGTCTTGGTAAAGGGGAGCTTGGCGTTGTTGTGGCTCCTACTGGTGCAGGCAAATCAATGGTCCTCGTACATCTTGGGGCGCAGGCAGTTAAGGCCGGCAAAAATGTATTACACTACACACTGGAACTTGGTGACACTATTGTTGCTGGTCGTTATGACGCTGCTATTACTGGCGTTGAACTGAAAAACCTAGCAGTTTTCAAAGAGAAGATTTATGATGAGATAAAAGATGTCCAGGGTCGTCTTATCGTCAAAGAATACCCAACCAGAAGCGCTAGTATCCAAACAATCAAAAATCACCTTGAGAAGCTAAAACGCCGAGATTTCGTCCCAGACATGATCATCGTGGACTACGGAGACCTAATCAAGCCAGAAAATAGCCGAAAAGATGAGAAAAGACACCAACTCGAAACTATTTATGAAGAGTTGAGAGGATTGGCTCAAATTTGCGAGTGTCCACTCTGGACAGCATCACAAACAAACAGATCTGGTCTGAATGCCGAAGTGATTACCATGGAATCGATTTCGGAGGCATTCAACAAATGCTTTGTAGCAGATTTTATCTTTACTGTTTCTAGAACGGTAGAGGACAAGAACAATAACACTGGTCGTATCTTTGTAGCAAAGAACAGAAACGGCCCGGATGGACTCGTGTATCCTTTGTTCATGGATACCGCTAGTGTGACCATCAAAGTCCTGTCTCAGACAGGTGAAACAGTAAATGATATAATTCAAAAATCTTCAAAGGACAGGTTAGATGCTTTGAAGGAAAAATACCAAGTATTCAAGAAAGAAGGAGGAAAGAAATAAATGGAATTATCGAATCAAATATTATCAGAAATAACAGTGCACATGAAGTACGCAAGGTACCTGGAGAGTGAACAGAGGAGAGAGACGTGGGATGAACTAGTAACGCGAAATATGAACATGCATCTAAAGAAGTTTCCAGAACTGAAACTTCAAATCATCAAGGCCTACAAGATGGTCTTCGATAGAAAAGTACTCCCATCAATGAGGTCTATGCAGTTTGGCGGAAAACCAATCGAAGTGGCTCCAAACCGCATCTTTAACTGCGCTTTCATGCCTACAGACGACTGGCGATGCTTCGGTGAAGCCATGTTTTTGCTTCTCGGAGGAACAGGCGTCGGGTATTCTGTACAAAAGCACCACGTAGAGAAACTACCAGAGATTACCAAGCCAAACATGAACAGAACACGTCGCTTCCTAGTCAATGACTCGATTGAGGGCTGGGCAGACGCAGTGAAAGCACTTGTTCGGTCTTACTTTCAGGGTGGCTCACACCTTCGATTTGATTTCACGGACATTCGACCAAAGGGAGCGGCACTAATCACTTCAGGCGGTAAAGCTCCAGGCCCACAACCTCTCAAAGAATGCTTGGTCAAGTTAGAGGGTATTCTCTCAAACCGTGAAAACGGTGAGAAGCTTTCTACAATCGAAGTGCACGACATGATTTGCCACATCGCAGACGCAGTTCTTGCAGGCGGTATCAGAAGAGCAGCACTCATTTCTCTATTCTCAGCAGATGACGAAGACATGATTGCAGCCAAAACAGGAAACTGGTGGGAAACCAATCCACAACGAGGTAGAGCCAACAACTCTGTTGTATTATTACGCCACAAGATAGATAAAGATTACTTTATGAACCTTTGGGACAGAGTAAAGGCTTCTGGCGCTGGAGAGCCTGGTTTTTATTTTTCAAATGATAAAGACTGGGGAACCAACCCTTGTTGTGAGATTGGTTTACGTCCATACCAATTCTGCAACCTTACAGAAGTAAATGTTTCTAACGTGGAGGACCAAGCAGACCTCAATGAAAGAGTGAGAGCAGCAACGTTCATTGGAACATTACAGGCCAGCTATACAGATTTTCACTATCTTCGCGACATTTGGCGCAGAACCACAGAAAAAGACGCACTTATTGGTGTATCTATGACTGGTATCGCTTCTGGAGCTGTTCTGGAGCTTGATATGAAGGAAGCAGCCAATGGAGTAAAGAAAGAGAACGCAAGAGTAGCGGAGCTTATTGGCATCAAGCCGGCAGCTAGAACAACTTGTGTGAAGCCTGCAGGGACCA